GTAATAGTTCCTATCGTTACATAATTAGTATTATCTAACGATCCAGCTAAGGCTACCGTGGCAGTATTATCATCAGCGGTTAACTGTGATAATTTAACCTGCCACGTGTAAACATATGCTGATGATATATTCACCAGATACGTGTAGTTATATGCAGCAATCTTTATAGTTGCAGTGGCATTAGTAATTCCCTGATTACCATATCCCGAAATAACTTTATCCTGTGAATTTGCAACGAGAGCAAAGAAAAGGAAACTGATTAAAATGATTATCTTTTTCATATCTACCTCCTTACTTGCTAATTGCAGAAACGATGTCAGAAATCTCGTCATACACGAAAGCATCATAGTTGACGGTCGGCAACTTCCACGCGCAAGCCATATCAGCGGTGATAGTCTTACGGTTATAAACAGGGTCATCGGAATTCTGATCCCAGATACGAATATCTATCCCTTTACGGAACCAGACTGACGGTTTCGTGAAATCACCCAAGAGAACATACCCGGCTGTTATGCCTGTATTTTCTTTTACAGGAATCCCGCCGATAAGTATATTTCCACTTAAATCAACAACGATGTTCTTTGCCGAGTTCTTGTTAGTATCCTTAGTGAGCCACATTTTGGCAACATCTGTCGGGTGCATTAAAATACCAGTTGGCCGGTACAGGTTAACTTTCACCTGTGTCAAAGCCGCGAATACAGCATCAGCTATAGAAGGAGTATCAACATAATCATCAAGACCCGTGTAAGTATAAGCGTGAGCATGGTTAGTGATACCATCCAGTTCAGGGGGTGTCCCGGTTCCTGTCAAAAGGTAGTCGTCAAGTTTCCTTTGAAGCATCGGCACGAGTTCCATGCGAATCTCTGACATTAACTGATCCCAATACTCCAATGACTCGTTAGTCGTCTTTATGTACGTGCTGATATTCTGCACGTCAGTTGAATGAGCGATGTAAGTCAAATCAGACTGTATCATGATTCCATCCTCAGACCTTGCAGTCGCGTTAGCCGTTCTGGCTGATCGTTCTACCCATGTAAGACGTGGCTGATTCGGGGCAAGTTGTCCGATGTTAACCATGTCAAGAATAGACACCATGCGATCAGGTGTCTTGGATACTCCCGGCTGACGGAAAGGTTCTACAACGGATGTTATCGCCCCGGTAGTCCCGTAAGTCAGGTTAGTGGCAGCGGTCATGTTGCCAACCTTTAAAAGATCATAAGGATTGTAATCAATATGAAATGTTTGATCTTTTCCTTTACCGATAAGTGTCTTAGTGATATCAGGAGTCATCGTTTTAAAAGCGAGATCCTCGAAAGATGCCGTCCTGCTCTCCACTAATTTATATTTCTGCTGCATCTTCTCGAACTCCTCGTTGAGTTTGAGACAATCAGCACCAACCTTGTTAGCAGCTTCCGTGAGCGTGTCAAGCTTGGTTTGATCAACCTTACCTGCAAGTAACGCCTCGATAGTCTTCTGAGCTTTCTCGAAATCGGCCATCTTAGCGTTAAGTTGTTCGGTAAGTTCTTTTAATTCTTTTTCCACTTTTTTACTTTTTAAATTATTACTTTAGATTCAACATTTTCTTATACTCCTCTAAAGTGGTGCTCTCAGTGGTGGCCTTTCGCTCCGACTGTAGTCCGGCTTTTATCTTGTCAAGAAAATTATACTGTTTTTCAATTTGTTCAAGTTTTAAATCTGAATAAGAAGTAATATTCAAAAGTCCTTTCAGGAAGATTATCTCCCTTTGTAGTTCATCAAATGAATATCCTTCCAGTTCTTTAAGAGATAATGCAAGTGCTTTATCATTTGCCCCCCATGCGGTTAAAGTAGATACTTCCCATAACTTCCATTCCGTGACAGTTCTTATGCCTGTATCTTCTTTTAAATCGAACTGGATAGCATTAACCCCTACTGAATGTTCCATTTGTTTCTGGGCTGCAAACATAGCTTTATATTCCTCGTATGTTTCTCTTCCTAATTGTGTCCCCATTATCAATTGAGAAGTGACAAGCAACCCGATATTATCTTCTTTCGCTTCGGTAACTACCCCGACCATCCTGTTCTTATCATGCATCTTGTAATGGCGTAATCGTTTACCATTTTCGACAATTGTTTTCTGGAATGATCCCGGCATTGATATATCTTTGTCAGTATCCACGTTTCCGAACGTGTTGGCATAGAATTGAACTATGCCCTTTTCATCCAATGCCTTAATTTCGTATGTCGTACCTATGTATTCCTTCATGTCATTTTATTTAATCAATACTATATATAATTGAACAATAACAATTTATAACTTCCTCTGCTGCCCCGTTCTCATCGCCCGGATGTTTTAACCCCGGTACGTATTCAAAACTCATATCCTGTGGCCCCATCGCTTCAAACTCTTTATGGTTCTGCCTGAATGTTTTTAATCCAGGTATAAACATCCATGTCTTTTTAACCCCTTCATGCCCCAGCGCGGCTTGATAACTCGCTGTATTTTGCGCCTGCCCAACTTCTGTCATCGCTATTCTTTGAGCTTGCCAGTTCTCTATCTGAGCTAATTCCCTACCTTGTAAATACTTCTTTAACAATCTTCGTGATTCAATTATTCCTAACCCTTCATCGAGAGACTCTTTTATAACCAAATCTATGATCTTGTTGATAGCCTCTTGTTCGGTTGTTAAAATCGCACCCGCTTTAATCAAAGAACGCTCCGAGGAATAAATCCTCATTTTCCTTTTCCAGTCCTCAAGTAACTCCTCTTCTTCCAGTTTACTTTTTATCCTGCCCCTCCTGATCTTTCTTTCAGTATCGGAACCGTAACGACCCCCGACATCTTCCCATAACTTAACCAGGTGTGTTGTCATCGGTTGAACTTGCAATAAATGCAGGATCATCGCCTTTAGGCTTTCAATCCCAGTATTATCTGCCATTTCCATTACTGGTTGACGGACTTTAATCAGTACCTTGCGAGTTTCACGCCAGTATTTTTTTATCAAAGAACGCTTTAACTTATCATTTGCAGTGATTTTCATCTGGCTCAATAGATTCAAGTCTATACTCTTTCAAAACTTTTAGCAACTCCTCCCCTTCTTCTTTTTGCATTATTTGAGTTACATTTACCCTTACAACATCACCTATTTTGTTTGATATGAATATATCAACTGTTTTCTTAGGGTCTAAATGCAATATCTCGCATAGTTTTTTCCCAAATCCCGAATCATGTAATATTGCCATATCTTCATTTTTTTAAATACTTAAAATCACTATTCCATCCAGTTGTAGGAACTATCCAATAAATAAATTTCCATCCAATAGTTTTTTTAGTGTCTTCATCCACAATTCTTGCAAGTCTGACAAAAAACCACTGAAAGAAAAATACATTAACAAACATTAACCAAGTCATATCATTATTTTTTTATCCTGTAATCACTAAATTCTTTCATTGCTTGTTCTACCACTTCCGCATCAGGCGATAAGCCTAATTCGTCAATCCTTTGCATTCCCATGCCGATCAAGGGAATATCCATGTTTGGCAGATTCAATGATTCATAACCTAATGCCTCCCATATCATATCTAATGAAAATCCTGCCTGAACCATCCATGCAACCATCTCCTTTTTATCTGCCTGCAAGGCCGGAACATCATCAAAATCAGGCAAGAATATTGTATCTTCTTCGCCGAGTAGCGGCATCAACCAGTTACTTAGTTTAGAGTAGAATCCTTCTACAGTCGGTATTATAGTATTATTCCAAAGTGCTTTTTGCGCCTCTCCGTAATTCAAGTATGTTTTACTTTGTGATCCCGATTTAAGTATGTCAGGTACGCCATAAGCATCGTATAAAGCACCCCCGGAGAATACTATCGAATTGAGTATATTCATGTCAATCGCTGAAAGTCCAAAGTTCGTCCATTCGGTTGATTTATTAGTGGCAAATATTTTACCCATATTCTTAGTTCCCATTATCTTTTGCCTGAATGACCGCTCTAATTCGGACATTTGTTCTTTAGTGGTCGGCTTATCACTATACTTTCCATCCTCTTGTTTAACACCTAAGATAGTAAGCATCCCGTAGGCTCCCATGTTTTGAAACATACTGACCATTGAATCATACCCGGCAGAAGAAGCAGCGACAGCCTTTAAAAGTGGTTTTAATGGCGACATGCCCCTGAGATGTTCACCGGATAACTGAAAGTTTGGGTTAAACTTTTTCCAATGCATGACATCAGGATAAGGGTATTGCACTTCCTGCTGTCCTAATAATAACCTATAACCCTCTATAGGTTCGAAGAAATTACCTATTTTCAATTCTGTCCACTGCGGGGGAAGATTATCTAATCTTACTGGCTTTTTGGCATTTAATCCAAACTCCGGCCTTTCAGAAGAGATGAAACACTCGCCGAATATTTGTTTAATAGTTAATGATTGTTCGACAAATTCTGTCTGGCTCTGAAATGGGTTAGGTTTTGCAAGTAGTTCAATAGCCCTGCCTGGTTGTTCTTTGAGGGTTTTTTTATTGACTTGCGTTACCGGGATACGACTTGCCGGATCAACTATCTTGCTGATAACAGAAAAAACGTCACTATTTCCAGTGTACGTTTCAACGAAATAAGGGGCTTCTGCCACGGGGTAAATTGCCTGATTCGAGTTGTTTTGAATAACAATATCAAACAATTGTGAGCGTCCAAATAACTTATTCACGCCTTGCCAAAATCCCATTTCATAATATTTGCATGTAAAGTTAGATTATTATTTTCAATTACATGACAAATGTCATAGTTATTTTAATATTTATTTTGTATTGGAAATTTTGACAATAAAAAACCCCTCGTTTATAAGGGGTTAATGGTTAATTTTTTTGTAACCTTATTTATTTCTAATTTCTTCCAGAAGTCTTATAAACTCATTTGCTTGTAATTTTCCATAAATAACTGGATTTACATCATTTTCATTTACTTTTTGATACATTTCTGGATTTTCTTTATGCAATAAATTCCATGTTGCAAAAATTTCAACAATCTCATCTTTTGTTAATTCAATTTTTTCCATAATTTTCAGTTATTTAATTATTCCCATTCCATAAAAACAGTATCATAATACTTAATTCCAATATTTTTTATTCCATCGTTCAAATTACCCTCTATTATCATTTTGCCTTTGTAATTCTTAAAATACCATTTATTAC